GTAACCTCTTTTCCATTAATTTTCATCATGTCGTTTCTGGTGCTGCTTCTACTACTGCACCTGTAATCTCAATAGTTGCATTTCCTGTAATAGCTGCATCTACTGCTAATGCAAATGGCATAGATTTTACGAAACCCTCAAATGTAAATGTTCTACCTTTAGTTTCTACACCCTCTTTTGCTATTTCAATCTGAAAACCATAAGCTTCACCAGATGCACGTGCAGTTTTTAAAAGTGCATAACCTGCATCATCAAAATTGATATTTAAATCTAGTGTTAAACTTCCATTATCTGCTAAACCTAAAATCTTTTCTTTTGCAGTGCTTGATAAACACGTTACATCTATGGTTGCTGCTTCTGCATCTTCCATATTAATGCCTACAGTACACTCTATAGGTGTATATGTAGTTGCAGGTAATGCACTTATACCTATCTTTGTACCTTGACTTGTTTTACCGCCCATTTTCTTCACCTCTCATTATTTATTTACTCCAAACTTTTATATCTAAAGTAACCCTATACCCTATGTAATCACTATCATTTATATCTTGACTTTCAATCACTAAACCATGATACGTATTACACCCTATTATCTTTGCCTGTATCTCTGCAGAAATGCTTTTTATGGTGGGATAGTCTTTAGCATATACATCAATCTGAAACCTAACATTTGACAAATCGCATTGTCCGTTAAGATTATTAGTTTTAACATCTGATATTGTAGTATATACTGCATAATTATCATCCTTATTTTGTGGTGCTTTTAACGCATATATATCGTAATTAACACTACCTTTTAAACAATCATATAATAACTGCTCCACCTAAAACCCCCATTTCTTTTTATCTTTAGCAAAACGTGTTACAAAATAACTACGTGCTGCTGTTACTGCTTCATTATAATTACCATCTAAAGTAGGTCTGACAAATGGCTTTGGTGTCATTTTAGCAGTACCATACTCTAAATAAAATGCGTACTGCTGCGTATTTTTGCTGCCCTTACCATTCTCTAAAACTTTTTTACGTATCGTAGCACGTTGCATAATCAATCTTCTGTTACTCATTCTTACACGTTTAACATAAATTGCTTTAGCTAATGCACCACTGCGTTTAGAAACTTTATCACGCATCCTATCACGCATTTTAGCAGCACCTGCACGTGTAGCACCTACTAAAACATTCTTTTCAATATTAGGAGTTAATTGTTTTAAACTCTTTAATACTGCTTCAAGTTCTTTCTGGTCTACTACTTGCATAATTACTACCTTATATGTACTGACTGTATATCAAAATTAGATACAGAATAAACTATATTAGTAAGTGTATCACTACATTTTAACTCTAAGTGATAATCTTCACCTGCAATAGCATCAAATAATATAGCAGGATAAAAACTACCTGCTGCACTATCTTTTGCTAAAAAGTCTTTAATCTCTGCTACTATAGATGTACCATCAGAAATACCTAAAAATAAATCTTCTGTAGTATTACCTATAGTATCAAAATTCATAACAATATTTATAGTAAATCTATATTTACCTGTAGTAGGTACATTTATAGTACCTGCTGCTGTATTTGTAGGCATAGCTAGATTATTACCAGATGCATAATTAACTACTGCTTGATACGTATCTGCAGCTAATGTAGCTCCTGCACTTCCACTAGCTAACTCACCATAGATAGTAGGTAGTGTTAAAATATTTACAGGCTTAATAAGTAAATCTGCTGTGCTTCCTGTTACAACTAATGAACCACCTAAACGTGTAGCTATATCTGGTGCAATAGTAGTTACCTTACCTGCTTCTGTAGCAGATAGATATAGTATGCTTCCATCTTGTATAGTTACACCTGTTTCTGCTATACCTTCTGTAGTTATATCAACTTCACCAACTTTACCAAATGTAGTAATATAACCCTCTGCATCATTTAATATATCATGCGTTGCTACACCTATTACAGTAGCAGTAGTAAATAAATCTGCTTTAGCTAAAACCACTTTCACCCTATTTGTAACTGCATCATGCCCATCTTGACGTAATGCAAAACCATTAGGAATAGTTACACCTGTGCGATTAATTACACGTATTACCTGTTCCTGTCCTACTTGTAAAGTTACACCATCTATATCGCTCTGTAAATTTAGTGCATGGTCACTATAAAAAAGCCTACCCTCTAAATGAGCAGGTGCAGTACCCTGTGGTGTAAATGATATAAAGTCGAATACACCTGCAGCTAATGTGTTTGTAATACTTGCAATAGCATCTGTAATAGTTTTTAGATAACTAGCTTTAGGTACTTTATGTGTAACTCCACCTGCTACTATAGGAATAAAATCAGCATCTGTAACACTTGTATCTGCTAACTCTGGTAGTTCGCTTATTTTTTCATCTGCCATATTATTCCTTTAGTCTCTGTTTTGCTAAAATCACGCACTCTATACCCATTTTTCTAGTATCTAAAACCTGTGTAATATCATATATATCATTACCATGCTGCAGCCTGTCTTTAGGTGTAACATCTGTTTTACGTATGATAATATAATGCGTTTCGTCATTAACTAAAGCACTGTTTATAAAATACTCATTACCGCTTATAGGTGATATAGATGCACGTGTAGTTTTTAATACACTAAAGTTAGGTACTACTGTACCTAATTCATCTATACTATCTGTAGTTCTTAGTATTTTAATAATCTGCCTTAACTGTCCTGCTCTCATATCGCACCATCTGCTTCACTGTCTAAGATAAATTCTACACCTACAGGTAGTTTAGCACTCGTAGCTGTAGTTATATTTGCTTCTCTATTTGCATACCATGAGCCTATAAGCAGCATACGTGCTTGATTTACATTAGCAGGTATAACATCATAACCAGATACACCTTTTACTGCTTCTAAAGCATCATAATAGTAATCAAATGCTAACTGCCCATCATACTGCGTAAACTCGTACTGTTCTAATATGATTTCTATACTATTATCAGTTATAGTTACTTTGTCTAAAGCCATATCAATAATAAATCTATAATCTTGTATCTCTTTAGCACTTGCATCATACTCTGTTAATAGTACATCTTTATGCATATAGTTAGCAGCAGCAGATAAAGATGCATCTATATATCTTTGTATCAGTGTATCATCTTCTGTAATATCTACGTACAGATGTAATTTCACATCTGCTAATAGTAAATTATCTGTACCTGTTACTGTCTTAACCATATCCGTACCTTATACCATAGTTAGTTTAGCAAATGCATCATTATTAGTAATTACTTTACCATCTACACGTGCAGTAGCTATAAAAACCACCTGGTCATTTAAAATGTTTACTTCATCACTACGTTTTACAGTAATACCACGTACATCACGAATCACATAATTTTTAGGATTACCAAAAATAATAGGATTTTGTGCTGCAGCTAAAGTACCTAAATTGTAGTTAGGCTTAACAGGATAACCATATAATGACATTTGTACACCATCAGCTTGTGTAGAAGATGCACTCTGCTGTAATAGTGGTCTACCATCTAAATCTTCTAAGCCCATTAGTTCAATAATCGCTTCATCAGATGCGTAGAATACACCACCTGCTCTGCTTGATGGTTGGATAGATGCAATAAGTTTTAAAGCATCACCTGTACCAATAACACCTGCTGCTGCTGCATCAGTTGATGTAGCACCGCCTATAATACCTGTAGGCTTAGAACTTCCATCACCATTCATGTATGACTCTTCCATAGTTCTACTTAAACGCTCTGCTAAGTTAGAAGTAATGTAAGAAGAAATATCAAATGCACTATCTTCTAGTAGTTCAGTAGATACTACAATAGCTGTAGTTACTTTATAAGCGTTCATTTCTACTTCTGCTGTTACAAAGTCCTCTGGTGTAATTGCACCATGCTCTGCAGTCCATACCCCTGCATTAGCAGTATCATTAATTTGTGGTACGTTCAGTACACCATGATTAGTAGTAGTAATGTGTCTAGCATCTGGTGAAATAACACCATACTCTAAAATCTTAGTTTGTAATTCACGTAAGAAATCTTCTGGTACAGTTTCTTTACCTGCAGTTGCATCATACGCACCTACTGCACGTACTTCTTTTTCAGTCTTACTACCTCTAAGGTAATCTACAAATGCACCATTATGCTCTGCTCTTTTATCTTCAATCTTTTAAACTTGTGGTTTACTATTTTTAGAAGCTAAACTTCTTACACTCTCTATAGCTTCAATGTTTGCATCTAAAGATGTAATATCATCTTTAAAGCTTTTAACTGCTGCTAAACTCTTTTCGTCCATGCTTTCACCACGCTCTTCTACTAATGTAGTCATAGCACGTAATGCTTCACCACGTAACTCTTTAAGTTCTTTAATTGTTTTCATTATCAATCTCTTTTAATAGTTGTTTAGCTTCTGCTAAATATTTGCTCTTACACCCCTTACATTCCTGTAAGAAGTTCATAGCCCTTGCACTTACTTGTGTTTGTGGATATGCAGGAGTAGGTACTATACTAATCTCACTAAGATTACCAATGCTATGCACTGTTCTCTCTGCAGGATTAGCTTTAGTATTCCAAGTATCTGCTTTAGTAGTAAATGCAAAACTCATGCCAGATATATCACCACGTTTAATAAGTGTGAATGTTTCTCTAGCTCTCTGCGTATCTTGTAATACTGCTCTAAAACGTAGCCCATCATCAGTATTTGTAAGCTGTAATGTACCACTCTTAGTATTACCTAATACGTGGTCTGTATTATGATTAAATAATAAGAAAGTGTTATTTAGGTCTACACCATCTAAGGCTCTCTTATCAATAAACTCTACAAACTCACCATATATAAGTTTAGATGGTTGATTGTACTTTAAAGCATAACCAGACACTATCATGTCTGTATC